CATTAGGATTAGGAATTGCAGCTTCAGTATCAGCAACAGCAAAAGCTTTGCAAGGATTAAAACAAGGTGGAGCACCATCTGCTGCATCTTCAAGTGGTGGTGGTAGAGAAATATCAGCATCAACACCTCCAGATTTTAATGTAGTAGGAGCATCACCTGAAAATCAATTAGCACAAACAATAGGAGAACAACAAGACAAACCAGTACAGGCATTTGTAGTAGGATCAGAAGTAACAAGCCAACAAGCATTAGATAGAAACATAGTAGATAACGCAACATTAGGATAAAATGGAAGAATTAAACGAAGAAACAAAATTTCAAATAAGTATTAAAACTTTAATAGCAATAGCAGTAGGATTATCTACTTTAATTGGTATGTGGTTTATGCTACAAGCCGATATAGAAGAAGCAAAACTTTTACCAGAACCTGAAATATCACGAATGGAATATGATATGAAGGATGAAATGATAAGAAACTCTATTTTAAATACTGAGGACAAAGTAAACTCAAATGGTGATAAACTTGATAAAATAGAAGAAAGGTTGTATAAGATAAAAACTAACTAATGAAAAAATTAATAATACTATTTGTGATTTTAATAAGTGGGTTAGTAAGCTCTTTTAGTATGTTACAATCTGAAATAAGGTTGTTGCAAATTAATGCACAATGGAACAGGAAAAATGATATTAATTTAGATTATTTACCTGCATTTCATAAAAATTTAAAAATTAAAAAAGATTTTGCATTATTAGAAAGTCAAACTCCTGATATTAAAAAAAGCATAAAAGCTGTTCCTGTTATTATATTATTAGTAGATGGAAAACAGAAATATCAATGGACTGCTAATTTATCTTTTAAACTAAATATAACAAAAGATGAAGTTCAGGAAGCTTTAAATAAATTAATAAAATAATATAATATGAAAATAGTAGAATTAATCTTAGATGAAAATGATGAACTTAATGGCATAGAAGCTATTAGTATCGTAGAAAATCCTGCAATTGAAGAGGATTTTATAGCATTAAAAGACACTAAGCCTTTACAACTTGCAGAAGTAGATAAAGAAAAAAAGATATTAATGGGTGCTTTATTAATTCCGAATAAACCTATATATAGAAAAAATGCAGAAGAAGAATATTATATCTATTTTTCTCGTAAAACAGTATTACAGGCATCACAAAAATACCTTAAAGCAGGAAATCAAAAGAACAGTACTTTAGAACATCAAATGAATATACAAGGATTAACACTTGTAGAAAGTTGGATCAAAGAAGATATGGTACACGATAAATCTGTAAAATATGGAATGGATGTACCGATAGGAACTTGGATGGGTTCAGTAAAAGTAGATAATGAAGATGTTTGGAATGACTATGTAAAAACAGGACTTGTAAAAGGATTCAGTATTGAAGGATACTTTGCAGATAAAGCAGAATCACCACAAGAAAAAGGAATTAAAGATGAACTAAATGAACAAGAAGAAGCTGATTTTATTATAGAAGAATTAAAACAAGTATTAAGTGGTGAAGAATTAGAATCATATTCAGACTATCCTGATGCAGTAAAAAATAATGCAAAGAGAGGAATGGAACTAAACGAAAAAGTAAATAATAAATGTGCAACTCAGGTTGGAAAAGTTAGAGCAGCTACTTTAGCACAAGGAAAACCAGTAACAACTCAAACAATAAAAAGAATGTTTAGTTATTTAAGCAGAGCAGGAGCATATTACGATGAAGGCAATAATGAAGCTTGTGGTACTATATCTTATTTGTTATGGGGTGGAAAAGCAGCTTTAAGATGGTCAGGAGCTAAATTAAAAGAATTAGATTTAATTGAAGAAGAATTAAAAGAACCTTGTTGGGATGGTTATGAAATGATCGGTTATAAAATATTAGATGGTAAAAAAGTTCCTAATTGTGTAAAAATAAAATAATGTCAAGACAATATAAAGGTAGAAGCTCATCACCTAGAAATAAAAAAAGAGGATGTTTGTGCAGAGATGGATCATACTCACGAGAGTGTTGTGATGGAACATATTTTGCACAAGGTGTTGGAAATGTAACAAAAACAGAAACAACAAGATATTATAATGTTACAAGTTGTACACACGGAACAAAACATATACACACGCACGGAATAGATTTAACTGTAGGAGATATTTATTATCTATCATTTAAACATTCAAATCACACAGGATGTTATACAATTTCATCAACAAGAAATAATGGACATTTTGAGGTAACAGCAGCAACTAATTATAGTGATTGTAGTGCCTGTATATCAGCTAATTAGAACATAAATAACAAAATCATTAATTAAATACGTAATACTTATATGAAAAATCCAGTAGAAATGTTAAAAGAAATAAAAAACCTTTTGGGTGTAGAATTAACTGAACAAAAATCAGAAGTAGTTTTAGCTCAATTGAAATTAGAAAACGGAACTTTACTAGAGTCAGAAGACTTTACTAAAGGAAAAGACGTGTTTATTCTTACAGAGGATGAAAAAGTAAGCTTACCAATTGGCGAATACGAGCTTGAAGATGGTAGAATACTTGAAGTTACTGAAGAAGGCATTATCAACTCAATAGAAGTTAAAGCAGAAGAAGCTCCTGAAGAAGAGGTAAAAGAAGATGAAGAAGAAATGAATGAAGAAAAATATCCAACTAGAGATGAATTTGATGCTTTAAAAGAAATGGTTGAATCAATGAAAGAAATGATGGGTGAAGATTATGGTAAAAAGAAAGAAGAAAAAAAGGAAGAGGAAGAAGAAGAATTAAAAGCTGAACTTTCAAAACCTGCAACTCAACCAATTAAACACAACCCAGAACAAAAAGAAACAAAAAAAGTATTGTATTCACAAAAAAGAGGATCAACTACTTTAGATATAGTAATGAATAAAATTTTAAATAAATAAAAAATGGCGACAACAATTTCAAATGATGTATTAAGAGCAAGGTCAAAACAAGAAACTTTGACAACAACTCAAGATATTCCTGCAAATAAAGCAGGTACAGAATTTAATATAGCAACAGATGCGTTAGTAATGACACTTCCTGCTATCACAGCAAATAATATAGGAATGGAGTTTACATTTAGAAACACAGGTGCAGATGGTAATAATATTATTACTTTAAGTCCTGCGTCAACAGATGCAATTCACGGAGCAGTAGCTGCAGTTAATTCTGGTGGAGTAGATAATAAAGATTGGATTAACACAAAAGCAACAGCAAACAAAGGAGATTGGTGTACACTTAAAGCAGTAGCACTTACAGACTGGTATTTAACTGGTGGTGATGGTGTATGGGCAAGTGAATCATAATAAATTAATATATAAATAAGATAAAATGGCAACAACAAATTCGATAACAACTACATATGCAGGTGAGTTTGCAGGGGAATACATTTCTGCAGCTTTGCTAAGTGGTTCAACTTTAGATAACGGAGGGATTACAGTAAAACCTAATGTTAAACACAAAGAAGTAATTAAAAAAATATCTACAGATGCATTAGTAAAAGATGCTACTTGTGATTTTGATCCAACTTCTACAGTAACAATGACTGAGCGTATTATTCAGCCGACTGAATTGCAAGTAAATTTACAATTATGTAAAAAAGACTTTCATTCAGATTGGGAAGCAGCAGCACAAGGATTTTCTGCTTTTGATAATTTACCTCCTAAATTTAGCGACTTTTTATTAAGTCACGTAGCAGCTAAAGTAGCACAAAAAACAGAACAAACTATTTGGTCAGGAGCAGCAGCTAATGCAGGTGAGTTTGGTGGTTTTGATGAATTACTTTTAGCAGACGCAGATGTAATTGATGTAGCTTCAACTACTGTAAATAGTGGTAATGTAATTGCACAAATGGGAGCTATTGTAGATGCAATTCCTTCAGCTTTATATACAAGTGAAGATATGTTTATTTACGTTTCTCAAAATATGGCTAGAGCTTACGTTCGTGCTTTAGGTGGATTTGCAAGTCAAATAGGCGCAGCAGGTACAAACGATCAGGGTACACAATGGTACAATGGTGGAGGTTTATCTTTTGAG